ATATGCAGCTATAGGTACTTCTAAAATATTAGCTATTTATTACGAACAAGATTTTTTTGATATTACACCGCTTGGAACAGCTTTAACATCTTGCACATATACATCAACAACAGGATCAGCAACAGTTACAATTAATAAAACAGGCCATCAATTAGAGGTTGGAGATTATATTATCTTTACAAGTGTCACAACACCAGGAGCACCTACTACAAGTTATACATCAGCAGATTTTACAACCAATACTTTTGAAGTTAAAACAGTTCCAACAGCTTCAACTTTTACAGTTACGATGCCATCAAACGAGACAGGCACTGGTGTTACTGCAGGTGGATCTTTAACAACAACTCCTTATATTGAAATAGGGCCTACGTTTCAAACTCCTGCATTTGGTTACGGTACAGGATATTGGGGTGGAACAATTCCAACTTCAGTTACAACTTTATTAAATGGAGCATTAAATAATTCAGCCACAACAATTACAGTTGATTCAACAACAGGATTTCCAGCTACGGGAAGAATAGATATTGATTCAGAATTAATTACTTACACTGGAGTAACTCCAACTACTTTTACAGGTTGTGTTAGAGGTGCAAACGGATCAACAGCTGCATCTCATTTAGATAATGCGGTAGTAACCAATGCAACAAGCTGGGTTGATTGGGGAGAAGAATCAAATACTGTAGGTGTTACACTTGCACCAGGTTCCTGGTCGCTAGATAACTTTGGACAGATTCTAGTTGCAACTGTTAAGAACGGAGCAACTTATACTTGGGACCCATCTGCTGCAGGAAGATTAAGTGTAAGAGCTACAATAGTTGCTAATGCTCCAACAACTTCAATTTGTTCTGTTGTATCAGATAGAGATAGACATTTATTTTTATTTGGAACTGAAACTACAATTGGAAACTCATCTACTCAAGACCCAATGCTTATAAGATTTTCAAATCAAGAAGATATTAATACTTGGGCTCCAACAGTTACAAACACTGCAGGTACATTTAGATTAGATACTGGAAACGAGATTATCGGAGCTGTACAGGGTAAAGATTACGTATTAGTTCTTACAGATCAAGCAGCATATACAATTCAGTTTGTTGGTCCTCCATTTACATTCTCAATAAGACAAGTGGGTACAAACTGCGGATGTATTGGTCAACATGCAATGGTGTTTGCACAGGGTGCTGTATTTTGGATGGGCTTTGGAGGAGGTTTCTTTGCATTTGATGGAACGGTAAAACAATTACCATCATTAGTTGAAGACTTTGTATTTACAAGTGATGGAGATAATTTAGGAATTAACTATGATGCAAGTCAAATAACTTATGCTTATCATAACTCTTTATACAATGAAGTAGGTTGGAATTACGCAAAATCAGGATCAACTCAATTAGATAGAAATGTAGTTTATAACTTTGTTGAAAATACTTGGTCAGTTGGATCTTTAGCTAGAACAACTTATAATGATGCAGTTACTTTTGATTTACCTTACGCAACACAATATATCACAAATGGTACACCAACGTTTCCTACTATTAATGGTGTAACTAATACTTATGGTTCATCTAAATACTGGGCACAAGAAACGGGTGTCAATGAAGTAGATGCAAGTGGCAATGCAACAGCTATTGCTGCATATATTAAATCAGGAGATTATGACATATCAGAACAAGGTTTAGGTGGAGATGGTCAGTTAATTATGCGTGTTAAAAGATTTATTCCGGACTTTAAAAGCTTAGAAGGCAATGCAAAAATAACTTTATTTTTTAGAGATTATCCCGCAAATAATGAATCTACTCCTTCTACAACACCACCATTAATTACTGGACCCTTTACTATTACTTCATCAACTGATAAAGTAGATACTAGAGTTAGAGGAAGACAAGTGAGTTTAAAAATTGAAAACGATGCAGTAAATGAAACTTGGAGATATGGAACTCTAAGATTAGATATTGAAGCAGGAGGAAGAAGATAATGGCAAAAATTACAGCATATATACCGGAACCAGAAGCAGAATATAGTGTAGATAATCAAAGACAAATATTAGAAGCAGTTAATACAATTAAAAATCAATTAAACTTTGGATTTCAAAAAGATCTAAAAGATGAGCTTGAAGCATTTAGTTGGTTTATATTTAGTGGACCAAATGGCAATTAATTATAAAAATCAAGGTTACGATTTAACTACATCAAATCTAACTACCGTATTAAATATTAACACTTCAACAGTTGCTATTATAAAAGAAATAGCAGTAACTAATGATGATAATTCAGCTCATAAAGTAGATTATTTTTTTCATGATGCTTCTACATCAACTTCATATAAATTTTATCACACAAATGTTCCAGCAGATTCTCATGATAATGCTGTACACAATGCTCTTGTATTAGAAGAAGGTGATTATTTACAATTTCAAGCAGCTACAGCAAACGTCATCTCTGGACAAATCTCTTATGCTTTGTTAAGTAGAACAGGAGAAAATGGATAAAATAGTTGAAATAGAATGTAAGACAGAAGAAAGTTTTAAAAGTAAAACAACTGGAAAGACTTACAAATCTAAAGAAGAATTTTTAAAAGAAAATAAAGAAGAAGATTTAATAGTAGATCTTACTGTTAAAGTAACAAACAAAGGTTTAGAGTTATTAGAGAAAGTAATGAATCAAAAATGAACCCCAGGGGCGGAACAGAATTACAGGTAGAATTACTTGAGAAATACGCAGATAAAAACTTACTAGATCAAGTTCAAATAACTACATCAGTACCTGAGAAAATACCATTACATCCAACTAAACCAAATATTCTTTGGCAACAAAATTCATATGACCAAGGTAATTTAGTGCCATGGTTTAAAGATAAAAATAATCATAAAAAATATGATTGGTATGTATTTAACTCTCATTGGTGTTATGAAAAATTTAGAATGATGTTTGATATACCAACAGATAGATCTTTGGTTATTAAAAATGCTATAGATAAAATTGAACCTAGAAAATTAGATTATAATAAAGGTGATCCAATAAAATTGATTTACACATCAACTCCATGGAGAGGATTAAATGTACTTCTTGCTGCAATGCAACTTGTTAAAAACAAATCAGTTCATTTAGATGTATATTCTTCAACACAAGTATATGGAGATAATTTTAAATCTAAAAATGATGCTCAATTTAGAGATTTATATGCACAAGCATCTTCATTACCTAATGTAAGTTATGTTGGCTATAAATCTAATGAATTTATAAAAGATAATCTTAAAAACTATCATATGTTTGCTTATCCTAATATATGGGAAGAAACATCTTGTATTGCGGCAATTGAAGCAATGGCTGCAGGACTTTACTGTATTACAACTGATTACGGTGCTTTGTTTGAAACATGTGCAGAGTTTGCAGTTTACGTTCCTTATGAAAAAGAATTTGTAAAACTAGCTAATACATTTGCATCAGTTATTGATGCAGCTGCAGACCAGTTGCAAGAGACGAGCGTCAAGGAGCATTTAAAGTTTCAAATAGATTATACAAACAGATATTATTCTTGGGACCTGAGAGCAGGTGTTTGGAATAGATTTTTACAAGGAGTGTTAAATGCAAGACTCAAGTAGACCTATTTGGTTTAAAAAAGAAAATCATTCAATTGGAATGGGAATTGGAAAACCAGATGTTAGAATATATGTAGCTACACCTGTTCATAGTGAATGTTCAATTCATTACACGCAAGCATTATTAAAATTTCAACAAGCATGTATGATGAATAATATCATGGTATCTTTTTCACTTCTTAAATCATCTTTAGTTACACAAGGTAGAAATTTATGTGTTGCTAATTTTTTAGGAGATCCAGGTGATTACACACATATGTTATTCATAGATTCTGACATTGATTTTAAATTTGAAACAATAATAAAAATGTTAAAGTTTGATAAAGAAGTAGTGGCGACTCCTTATCCTATGAAACATATTCATTGGGAACAAATATGGGAAAGATTAAAAGCTGGTAAAATTAAAGATAAAGATGAATTAATGAGAGCTGGGTTTATATATCCAATAAAAATGGATGGTTTAGTAGATAATGTTAAAAAAGAAATAAGTATTGTAGATGGATTAATGGAAGTATCTCATGCCCCTACCGGATGTATGTTAATTAAAAGACAAGTATTTGATAAGATGATTAAAGCATACCCAAATGATTTTATAGATCAAGCAACCATAGTAAATGGAGAAGCTAAAACTAATCCATATATGTATAATTTCTTTGATACAGTTCACGATCAAGAATCTAAAAAATACTATGGAGAAGACTTTGGATTCTGTAGAAAATGGACTGCAATTGGTGGAAAATGTTATTGTTTAATAGATGAATATATAACACACGTTGGTGAATACCAATATAATGGTAGATTAAAAGATAATCTTGAAATGGTTAATACCGTTGACGATTCATTAAAAAACAAGTAAAGTATACGTTTTCAGGACTCTGTGCCTGCCTATAATA